CCTCAGCTACGCCACGGCCATTGATGATACCATCCTCAAGGCCGTTTGCGATTGCCTCATACAGGATTGTACGGACATATCTGTCCAGCCATTCCGGACCGAGATCGAGCATGGCCTTGCAGACCGGCACGAATGCGGAGAGCTTGTTCTGCCCGAAGCTGAGCTTATGGAACTGCGCGCTCAGATCCTTGGTGATTTTGCCACAGAGTTTGCCCCAGAGCGCCTTGAAACGTCCGTCCATGCTGGAATACAGATACTCGGTCAAAGCTTCTGCATTCTGGAAGTTAATTGCATCAAGCAGGGGATGATTCTCTGTTATGTCTTCAAAAACTGCGTCGATAACAGTTTTGGGTAATACATCACCGAAGCCGCTCAGCGCCTGCTTGGGGTTGTTTGACTTCATCGCTTCGATTACTTTCTCGTAATACTGCCTTTCTTCCGAAGTAAGCACTCTTACGCCACGACCGGCGAGTATCTGGTTGTCAGAAGCCTGAACAAGGCCCTTTGCTTCTGCCAGGACAGCTTCCTGGAGCAAATTCGTAAACTCATCGAAAGCCTGCGCAAAAGCTTCTGTGTCATCATTCTTGATGGCTTCTGCCATCTTGTTCTGGATTTCAGCTTTTTTCTGCTGAAGAACATCGAGATTCTTCATAGATTTCTCCTCTCCTTTTCATAAAAATTAGCGGAACAATGCCGCCATGAAATTAAATATTTTGTTTTGCTGTGGAGCCGGCTCTGGCTCCGGCTCAGGTTCCGGTGCAGGTTGTGAATCAGGTTCTGGGTTAGGTTCTTGCATCGACGCAGGCTGTGTATTTTGTGTTGAATGACTTGCTTTGAGAGCTCTTATTTCCTCAAGTATTTCATTGAGTTTGTCTTTTGGGAAAGCAATAGCCCCTGATGCTGCAATGGCATTTCGGTAATTTTTAACCAAATTTATGAGTGCCTTCCCAGCGCTGGCGGCCGCTTGGTTTGTTTCGGCCGGTGTAATAATTTCTGTAGCAAATCCCCATTCAAGGGCTTCACTCGGCAAAATCCATGTTTCTGCCTTAATCAGCTCCCAGATTTTTTCTTCCGAGATGTTTACGCGCAATTTGTACGCTTCTATGCTTCCCTGTGTGATTTTGTCGAGATCGTCAGCAAGTTTTCTAAAATCATCAGCGTTGCCTACTGCTCTTGTCCATGCCTGGTGTATCATCATCAGGGATGCATCATTCATCAGGCGTTCTTCCCCGGCCATAAATATTACGCTGGCAGCAGAAGCAGCAAAACCGTCCACGATTGTCCGGACTTTTGCCTTGTGGTTTTTCAGTGTGTTATAAATTGCAAGCCCCTCCGAAACAATACCACCGTAACTGTTAATGTGAACATTTATCACATCAACGTCAAGGTCTTTTACTTCGTTGACCAACGTCAGGCTGGATACATCGCTTTCAAATCCCCAAAGTTCCTTTTCCCAGTCTTCAACGATGTAGCCAAAGATATAAATGTCAGCTTCCCTGCCGTTGACTACAAGCGAATAATACACGTTTTTCTTATTTGAATTCTTCACCCGTTCTCACCTCCTCCGAGGACTCTTAATGCCTCCTCCATTGTGCTGTAATTCTTCGTAATCCAGTGCTGCCATGCCCAATCTTCGTCAATAATTTCAAGCCCTGCTGCTTTGCGTATATCATTGATGCAGAATGCACCGCTGCCGATGAGTTTGTCAATCGCCGTTGAAACATCGAACAGGTCAATGTGTTTAATTGTTGTCGTATCAATCTTCAAGTAAGTACCTTTGCTAAATCCGTCATACCCGTTGATTTTGCGGTTGATTTCCTCCTGGAGCATGTCCACAAGCGGATCAATGCAAAATGTGAGCAATTGATCTATTGCTTTTGATGTGTCCTGGACATCGCCTCGAAGCAGTGCCGGAGGAATTCCAAAGGCCCTGGCCGTAAAATCAAAAATATCGTCAATCTGGGCCCGGATATCCCTGGTACTTTCGTTGCTGTATGTCTTGTGTTGGAGCTCCTTCCAGTCCTGACCGTCACCCAATGGCAACGCCGCACTGTCACTATTAAGCCATTTCCCAATTCTCTCGTTTATGAGTTTGTCGAAAATCTCTCTTTGTTCCGTCCCCGCCGGCGGTAGTGTATTGTACTTAAATACGCCTTTTGTTCCCCGGCTTCGTTGGTATGCTTTCATGCTGTAAGCAATCAGCTTGGAATAGCTGTTATACAGCCCATTAACCAAGTTTCTGATGTTTTCCTCGTTGAGCTTGTAATACAAGACCTCTGACTGATTGAAAGGACGATTAAATATCAAATCGCCTACCTGCACCTGGGTGAAAACATGGTCGTATAATGCATACTCTTTTTTTTGAAAGCTGTCCGCGACAATCAGCTGGTTATTTTGCTCAATCACAAGGCATTCGTTATCCCGGTATAGCTTGGCAATCAGCTTATGGAGAAATGCACTGGAGTTTTGGTTTTTATTCGGTTCAATATTCCAGCGGTAATACTCCGGCCCTTTAGTTTCCTTGCCTTTCAGAAACGTCTTAAATTCACATTTACTCACGGCATTGGCCACAATATTAACTGCAGACCAAAAGGCCATCTCCCGGACATACACATCAAAATACAGCGATGCATATTCGTCGTAATATTCTTTTTCATTGAAGTTTGCTGGCACCGCTTTGCCTTTAAGTTTATCTATCAGCCAGGTTAATACATTCAACCTCTCACCTTCTTTCTGCCCCGCTTTACCCCACAATAACCGGGATATCTACATAGGTACTTTGAGTTACGTTCAACTCATTCTCAATGACCATTGAATGGACCAATGCCATGAACGGATCATTTTTTCGGCTCTTTGCCTCGATTTTTGCATAAATAAAATTACCTATATCAATGCCTTGCTTTTTCCCGGACACAACCTTCTTGGTATTATTTGCAGCCCATCTTAACGCCGGGTTGTCCCCCCAAACAAAAAGCTGCCTATTAAAGCAGCTGTCAATTACGGGAATAATTTTCATAATGTCAGACGGTCTCACTAAATACAGGTTTTTTCTCTCTTTCGGGTCAAAACCTATATTTTCAAGAGCTCTTCTCATAAGCGGATATCTATAATTATCTATTGCAACTTTTTTTATAAGGTATTTCTGGCCCATCTCCAGGATATAATCAGTTATCAGTTCCGGGGATATTTCTACATCATCCACCGGTATACAATCCTTCCAGGTTTGCCAAGGAGCTTTCACCCTGAATAAATCCGGGTTTTGCGTACATACCCAATACCGGCCTATATCATACCGAATATCACCTCTCCTGAAATGAAGGTTTACCGCTGCCCAGTCGCGCATTGATGCATAGTCAATACCGACAGTGCATTCCCAGCCGGTCATATCGGGAAGATCCTTGTTTGTAGCCACAATATTGTCCCATTCGGTAACCTGGAGCTCTCTGTTCCCTTTCGGCCAGTTCATGCGCTTGGTATAAAAATTAGCTTCTAATTCTGGTTGATATTTCATTGTGGTAAAATGCTGCTCTATCTCAAATTTTAAATCGTTCAAGTATTTCAAAGAAGGGTTAGCCTTATGCCACATCTGAGGATCCAGGACTTCTTTCTCATTATCAACCCGATATATGAGCGGGAGCCATCGCAAATCCTTTATAGTACCGTTCAGGATATCCTCTGCGATAGCCAGCATATCATCCAGAACGCCTTCCCGGACATATCCGTTAGTAGTAATATAAAAGGCCCTGGAATGTTTTCTTTTCCCAAAGGCCGATGTGAATACTTTTATCTGGTCGTAATTTTGATACTCATGTACTTCATCGAATATTAGGCATCCAATACGCTTACTGTCTTTTGTCTTGGCATTGCTGGTATTGAATTTTATATAAGACTTTGTAATAAGATTTACGATAACTTCCTTTGTCTTATAGAAAAATCTCTTTGACTTCGCCCAGGTTCTCTCCAGCATTTCATATATGTCTATAAATGATGTTTGAGCTTGATCTTCAGCATTAGCTACAATATCCACATTGTAACCTTTGATACCGTGATAATGCGTTGTAAGGTACCAGGCAAGCGGGGAAATAAAACCGTTCTTCCCGTTCCCGCGGCCCATCATCAAGAATATCGTAGAGAAAACCACAGTATCGGTCGATTTGTAATAACAATGGATTAGAGCTATTACGAACAGTTCCCAGTCGAACAACTTTATTTCAAAATACCGCTCTATTAGTTCAACGGCTTTGTCGATTTTTTCTGCATCTATAAAAACGTCTGGGTCGCTGAGTTTTTCCTCGATATAGTCCAATGCCAGCAAAATGTCTTTACCGACAATGATTTTCCCGCTCCGGCAATCGTCCATGTATCGGTCTATATACGGGTGATAATTTTTAAGTCTAGCTTTCATTTACATTGTCACCACCTCCGTTCAATTTTGCTAGCTACATTTCCCAGTCTGTATCTACCTCCAAGCTCACATCTTTTAATTGCGTAATTATTTTCATTAGGGTTGATGCCGTTCGGTTGGCGCTGTCGGCTGTTTTGTTGTATGAGTTTATTGCGGGGTTTGTGTAGACATTAGCCCTACCTTTCACATATTCTTTTGTCACAAGTGCGCCCATCTCGTTTAATTTGATTTCAAGATCGTGTAATATTTTAAGCTGCACTTGGTATCGTTTGAATGTTGTTACAAATAAAAAGTTTTGTTCTACGCCTTGTTTTTGAGCAAGCTCCAGTATCTCTTTTGCCTTTTCGCTCAAATTTATTTTTGCCACTTTAATCACCACGCTTTTTTAAAACCTTTTTCCCTCGGGAAAGGGCATATTCCCTTTCCTTCTTGCAGCCCTCGCTGTCCCCATATACCCAAACCTCATCACATATATCTATAAGCCTGAAACACACCTGGAGTATTTCTTCTCTCTGGAGGTCATCCTCCATAAAGCTAAATAGGTGTAAAGGGCTTATTGGAAGAATGTCGTCCCTCTCCGCTAATTCCTTGCAGATAGTGTCTACCAGCTTTTTGTTCCCCTTCGGGTCGTCTTTGTAGGGGTGAGATATAAATACCCGCCTCATTCCGCTATCACTTCCTTTTCAAGGCAAAAGAAAAAGGCCGTTTGGCCTTAATCGCTATATCGTGATTTATTTGTTACAGTTCAGCAACCTCGCCGCCGGCATTTTCTATTGCAGCAAGCGTTGCAACTACCCAATCTGCCTCCGTTAACTCTCCATCCCAGTCCCAAAACATCTCCAAGTCCTCTACCATTTCAACAATCTTTTGTACATCCTCCTTGGCATCTTCCCACCCCAGCACTCTTATTTTTTCTACCGCAGTGGAAATTAGGCCTTCCATCATTGCTGTCATTTTTACCTTAGTCATAATCAATCCCCCTTTCTATTAACATTAATTACTCGAAAGAGGGCAAAAGTCAAGATTTATTCGCTTTTCTCCCAGTGAAGTTCTCCCAACTTGGAAAAGGCAATCTTGTTGCCGTCCCTTTCCAGGTAGACATCTCCGTCGTGCCCCTTGAGATTAATATACCTTTGTACTATGACATCACAATATACCGGGTCTATCTCCATCATGTAGCAGGTGCGGTTGAGTTGTTCGCAGGCGATAAGGGTTGAACCGGAGCCGCCGAATGGGTCGTAAAC